TAGAAGCAGGGTTAACTGTTGTATCATAAGCAGCATCGTAAGGTGGAGATATAACTCCATCACCTACATACTTATAGAAGTTACTTACACAGTTTCTAAAGTTCGATGCATACGGTTGATTAATAACCTCAACGTTTGAATTCCTTCCTACAGTTGCTACCTTAGCATCAGAAGTAGATGGGAATATTGAAGAACCTGTTGCTGAATCATATACCAAATCTAATGGGAATGTTTTCAACGAAGGAGTAAGTATCTTTTGATTAAATGGTACCGCAGCATTAAACTGTGGATGACTGATTTCTGATAACTGTAAATTGTTAAAAGGATCTACAACGAAACCATTCTTAAATCTGTTTAAACCATTCTCATCACGTACAACTAAATTATCAGTTTCTGATTCTAATTGATTCAATGAAATATAATATGCCATGTTATCAATTTTCTTTTCTAATTGATGCATATCTTCCATTGTGTAATTCTTAATACCTGTTGCTCTTGGTTTAATTGCATAACCAGGTTTACGAAGAACATCAGACTGTTTCTTAGACAGTGCAGGATAAGTTGGAACTTCTACATTTGCGATTGCCAACTGATCTGTTGTAAGCTTTGGTGGTACAGGATTTTTCTGTTCTTCACCTTTAATGATAACAATCTCACCATAAGAATCACAAGCAATTGTATCAATTCTTGATAGGTAATGTTCTATACTTGTTTGTAATGATTGCTGTGCAGAAGGAACCAACGCAGCTCCTTTATCACTAAACGATACGGTATTGAAACCAACTTGAGTTGAAATCGTTGGAGCATTACCTGAATTCGCCAAATAGTTTGCACCAGAATCTTTATTAACATGTGGTCTGAAGTCAAACGAATCTCTTAAGTTATATACTTGACCTGACTCTGACGTGTAAGAAGGAATATCAAACTTACTTAAAGTATTTGGATAACTATTAATTGTAAAGAAGTATTTACCAGTCGAAGTGTTTACCTCGAAGCATTGTAGATTCACTAGCATTACGCCACTTGGCTCAGGGCGACCTTCAATATATTCTACATAAGATAGATCATAATAAGTATCTTTCTGATTCTCTTTTAATCTAAAGCTACTTGTAAAATCTTCTCCTGCCGTATTTGTAATACTTACAATTTTAAATACATCTGGGAAACCTAAACTATATTGTGTTTTAACGTTTGAGTAACTAAACTTAACATAAGTATCACGTAATGTTTTAGCATAAGGTGAAATACCACCTGATGAACCAACCTGTCTTTTATTATAAAATACTTCTACTGAACCATTCAAACTACTATCACAAATAATATTAAGTTGTGAATTATTCAAAGCAGTAGTGAAACTTGTAACAGGATATGTTGTTCCTGCCAAGTTAACTCGAATATCGTCGTTAAGACAATTAAAATCTTCGCCTGGTCCTGCGGTTAATGTGATCGTACCTGATGTGGCAGATCCTGTATTTTGAAACCTACAAGGAATAAGAGTATTTGATGTTGCGAACGTTCCGTTAATACCAGTATCAAAGATTAATGCCTTTCTTCCTGTTTCTTTAATAACAGGTGAACCGATACTGTTTGTTCTTATAGGTACATCACCACTACCATCTGATAATTTGGTAATGTCTTTAATAGCTTGAGCACCGTTATATACAGCAGAGTGAATATAGATTCTTTCGTTTGTTATATTTTGTACTGCAACTGCACCTACCGAAGAACTTCCTGATGTTTGAGCATCTGATGTACTAAGAATACCTAAATTCAAATAACCTTGTGAATTACTTGTAGTATCAATCTCAAAATAGTTTCCATATTCCATTGAAACGTTTTGATTGTTAACTGTTTCGGTTTGTCCTATTTGATCTATTTGGAATGAACGTTCACCAGAATTTTCTACTCTGTAACCTTTTACATATGCTGTACCAGGTCCGACGACACATTGTACTTCACTATTGGCAGCACCACTAGGAATACGATCATCAGTAGTTATTGGGAATGTTTCTAAAATATAATTACCAGATTCTTCATAGGTACGTCGAGCCATCTCTTCGCCCAATACGTTGTATTGAGAAACGTCTCTTACAGTAATTGCATTACCATTTTGATAACGAGCCAATGTAAAGAAGTCTGAATTTTGAGTACCAGCTGAAGTTTCTAATACTGTTAAAGTAGGAACAAGTTTTAATCTGTCTGCACCAGGTGCGTTTTCATTCCTAGAACCGTTTGCATTATCGTATAGGCTGTTATCTTGTAAGTTATTAATTAAACTTTCTGATACTAAGTAACCAACTGATTTGTTATCGGCAACGTTAGTATACTTTTCAACAACCAATCTTTGTTCTGCTGTAAATATAAAATGGCCTTTCTGAAATATAATACCAGGAGCAGCTTCTACACCGAATGCTCTACCAACATGTGGATTTCCTGCTGAAGGCGAACCGTATACCGCAAGACCTGTATTAATAACAGTGTCAATAGATAAGGCTTCGTTTGTGGTTCCTCTTAAATATTTGAATCTTGTTACAACTAACGCTTCACCAGCTTGGAATTGAGTTTGACCTGCCAAACCAATGTTAGTGTAGTTAATAAAGAAAGTATTTAGATTTGGTGGTCTTGTTTGAAATCCTTTAGAAGCCTGAACGATTTCTGCTTTCAGTCCGGACGATTGTCCTTTTACCTGATAAACATAGTCAAGTTCTACTTCTTGGCCTGCTAATACTTCAACCGCAGATGTGCTGATATATGACTCTGCGTTAAATCCAGTAGGACCGTCATTTAGTTTTACAAATTGAAGATCATCAAGTTCTGTAAAGTTACATCCTTTTACAATTGAACCTTCTTTGAAAATATTATCTCCAAATGACTCAACCTGATTTTGAAGCATAGTCTGGAGTTGTGTAAGTTCTCTTGCCTGTATCGCGTACCCAGGCTTGAACATAACTCGATAGAACTGCTTCTCGGCATCATAGTCATCGAAGTATGGTGCTTGGTTTAAGTTTTTATTAATAGGCATCTTTACTTACGTTCCTTAAAATTCCAGTACAAATTTAAATTCTTCTCTTGAGAGGTCGGTTCTTGCTAATGGGAAGAAGTCCTCCATGAAGTACACTTCGCCTGTTCTCTGTTTGTAATCCGAATAGATAACATTATCGTTTATTGGATTATTTATTGTTATTCTCTGACCAGTATTTGAGGTAATTGCCAAATCTGGATTAAATGATGTATCTCCATTACCAATCAGGGCATTATTTCTATATGGTCCTACGTATTCTGCTAAAAATACTGTATTTGAAGTTTCATCAATCTCGTGTATTTGAGCTTGGAATACAATATCGTTATTTACATTAACTTGCGTGATTGTACTATTTGCGTTTAATCTTCCATAATCATCTGTTATAATCGCAATTCTATTATCGAAGACATCAGGTTCAGTTGCGGTATTTGCTTGTCCGCTTCTCCATGTTGGTATACCTGTCATATCTTTAAATGTTGGACTTCTTACAATACCAATACAGCCGTATGTATTCTTATCACCAATTTTTGTATTGTCTTCTGCAGTAATGAATCCATACATTGAAAAATGTTTACATCTAAATTCATCTAATAAATTATAAGCATGGCCACCTTTCGGTTCAATGATAGGTTGAATGGTTGCTCTTACATCTGCTGATTCAGTACCACCTGGGTTGAAATCAATAAGAGGATCCACGACTTCCGCAATAGCGTTATTATATCCTGTGCCTTTATTTAAAAGAATAATTTTATTAATACCACCGCTATCAATTTCAGGTATCGCCACTGCTCCGTCGCCGTCTCCAGCAATTTTAACTCGTGGGAAGATTTTAATATTTGCGTTAATGGTTGCCGTTGATACCATGAAGTCTGTTAAACCTTTCCATGTACCACCTGACGCATATCCGCCAAAGCCAGTACCATCAAGATCTGTTGTTAATAATGCATCTGCTTTTAATTGAAACGTATCTGCGTTCACAACACTTACATAAAAGGTAGTTGCAGCAAGTGTATCTACGTCTGCTTCATTTACAATTAATTCTGACATTCCAACAACGTCTCTAAATATAATTGGTTGACCGTTTACTAAGTTATGAGATGTTGATGTAATTACGACAGGCGATGCTTGAGTTGCGTTCTCTACACTACCGCGTCTTGGATTTGATAATTCTTCGCCTACAGTAATTTCAGCTAAGCCACTTCCTTGAATCAGTTTATAAGATTTGATTTCAAATAGATTCGTAACACTTGAACTTGGGTTTGTGGCATAAAAGAATTGACCTGCATAGTAATTTTCTGTTGCTTGCCAATCTTGTTCTCTTGGATCAATTTCTAATTTAACATTACCGTGAGAACTTGATCCACCAACTCTACCAGGAATTGACCTTATAAGACCGTTCTTTTCTTCATATCCATTATTGACAATAGCATTAGTAACTTGAATCTCAGATATACCACCGCCGTAAACCTCCGCTGGATTAACAGTTGCAGTAGGATCAATTGGAATATAACCTAAAGCATTATAGGCCTCGAATTGTAATGTAGTGAGACGATACATATACTTCCATACATAACCGTCGGCAGTTTCATAAATTTGATTTACGTTGGCTGCATCAAAAGTAGGTGGTGCTTGTGAACCAACATCTTCGTTATTATTAAGGCACTTATAAACTCTGTAATCATCAGTGTCGTTATCGTTAGGTCCGACTACTGCATAAAAGTTTAAACCATCAAGATCTATTTTATCATCGTATTCTGAATATACAACACCTCGTTGCCAAGGGTAATACTTTATCATAAAGTTAATATCTTGATTACGTATCTTTTTCGCAAATAGAGTCTTTTCTAAAAACTCATTTTGAGAAGTAGCAGAATCAACTGGCTCTATACCGCCAATGCTGGAAACAAACATATAATAGTCATCGTTAGCCTTTGCGTCAGCTATGAATAACTTATTAATGTCTTGGTTAAAATTGTTTGCTAAAATTTCAGGCATTGTTATATAATTCTCTATATTTTAGTTTATTTATATCCATTGGGCTAACCTCTTCTTCTTATTCTTGGCCTTGGATATACTGATCCACTTGTAGGTCTTACCTTTGCATTTACTTTTGGAAAACTCGCACCAGATTCTGGTCTTTGATTAATCCATCTTAATACTTTATTGATTCCGCTTTGTAAGCTTTCAAAGTCAGTACTACTATCAGTTCCTGTATCATACATAACATTATTTGTTGCATTTGCTTCTAACCAAGCTTTTGCTTCTGCTTGAGTTAACCCAGGATTGCTTTCTGCAAGTAATGCAAGTACACCAGCTACTTGCGGCGCAGCCATACTTGTTCCTGATTGCTTATGCATCGAATACAAAGAATTTCTTGAATCTAAAAAGTGGCCTGTATTATCTCCTCTTGCACTAATAATAGCGTATCCTGCTGCATATATATTTACTGCATTTCCAGTATTTGAAAAACCTGCTTTTCTGTCATTCTTTAATACATCCAATGAACCTACATTAATAGCATTAGGATGACTTCCAGCGTTAGTCGAGGCTGGCCTGTGCGACAGATCACTATCACTGTATTGATTACTTCCAACTCTCCAATATATTCGATTATTATAATCTTGATCACCTGATTTTGTTATCTTGGCCGATTGATTCGCGGCCGCGGTCACAAATATAATTCCATCATCAGCCGCATCATCAACATCAGCTTGCATGGCCGTGCTCCAAAATGGTATTTTAAAATCACCATTGCTATCAATTACAATACCTCTTGCCCGCAATTCAGCATCACTTAAATCACTACCATCATCGCCCCACTTATCATAAATAGAACCGCGGTAATTAAATACTCCAACTCCAGCTACGGTCTCCCTTTCCATGTTGGAATCGTCAAACTTTCTATAGGTCCCTGATGTCCTGCCGTGGAATGAATAGTAACTGTGATTACTTATTGTAGGATTTCTTCTACCAGTTTCTGAGTTAATTGGTTTTGTATTATGCCACTGACGAATGTAATCCCAGTACCTGAGTTTATCCAATTCACCATCTACATTACCTGCGCCATGGTTTTGTCCGAAAGGTTGAATGTTATATATGTCTGCGTCTCTTGCCCAGCCTTGCGTATTTCCTGCCGCAGTCCCGGCAACGTGTATTCCGTGTGTTTCTCCGTCATTAGAATAATCATAAGTTCCGTTTACACCATAACCTAAAGCTGAATTAAGACCAAACCAATTAAACATTTTAAATCTTGTGCCGCCTGTTCCATCAGCGTTAACGGCAAACTCTGGGTGATTCATTGCTGTTGTATTAATTACAGTATCAACGATTAGTACATCAACATTTTTCCCCGAGGCTGTAATTGTATAATCAGCCACTGTAATAGCATCAGTTCCGTCGAAACCCCATTCACCACTTAAAGCATTTGCTCCAATGACATGTCTATATAAACCCCAATTTTTATCTCCAGAAACTGGAAGATAATTTTGTCTATCAAAAGTTCCGCCTTCTTCAAATCCAGTATACGCATCCTGGGTTGATCTAATACGATTTGCTGATTCTACATCCAATACTCGAGGATCATTTTTAAGTTCAATCACTTCCTCAGGTGTTAACATATAATGAGTGTTACGACTGATTTGTCTTCTTAATTGTAAATCAACTGCTCTATCAGGAATATAAAGATCGCCACCAGGCGTTTCCATATCGTTATAGAAATCGTCTAAGTCTTCTTTATTACGAAGAGTGACAACATATTCTTCCATTATCTTAAGCCTCTAATTGAAGTATTTCTATAGCTACTGTAATT